GGAATACCGGGAAGATTTTGCAGCGCGCGCTGAACATTCACGGCGCCGGGCTTGTGGTGGACGGGATTGTCGGCCCCAAGACCCGGCAGGAACTACAGGACCAGCTGGCCGCCACGGGTGAAGCGGTGTTCCTTATCGCCCTGCAGGAGAAGCGTCAGGCGTTTTACCGCTCTTGCAAGCAGTTTCCTGTGTTCGGGAAGGGCTGGCTGCGCCGCTGTGACGACGCCTTCAGCGTTGCCCGTTCCCTGGCTTAGAGAAACGTTCCAAAGTGCTAAAAGAGCCTTTTAAATGAGGCCGTTTTTTATTTAACAGGAAATTTCGGATTACTCTTGATTATTTTTATAATAGTTTTCATTAAAATTCGTGTTTTATTATAGATAAAAATTTTTCATTTAAAGATTTATTATTTTTTAGTAATTTATACGTAGATTGCGGATGTTTAACATGAAGAATATTATATATATATTTTTCTTCTGTAGTCAACATAGTTCGTAGAGTATCGTAATATAATTCTTTTTGAGAATTTTCTAATGAAGATTTTTCCAGATGTTTTATAATGATTAGGAGTGTAGAGAGTGTTCCCTCTATTCCTGCACTTCTTATGTTAAGATAGTTTCTTTCAATATCTTCATCATAATTAAATGTAACATCTTGTTCATACATGAGAGTTCTAAATACTTCCCACCCTACGATCTTTTTATCTCTTTTTGAAGTATCAGGTAATATCAGAGATAAATTATTTACTTGTTGTTTGTATATATTGATTAAATTATTGATAGTTTCCAAAGTAGATGTTTTTTTAAATATTATATTTTGTACATATATAGATAAAATAACACCTATCAAGGTAAGGAGAGAAATTATAATATCTGGTAAATCAAACATATATGATATAAGAATATATTGGATTTTAGTTAATTAAAAAATCATGTTTTATATTTTAAAGATTTATATTTCTGTAAGATAAACTAGGATGAGTCTCATACAAAATTATTTCCGGAGTCCATTCTTTCATAGTTTCTAGTGATGGAGAATCTGCTACTTCTGTTTCTGTGGTGTAGCTGATATGGTTAAAATATGATGACGATATTTTTATGGATTTCGATTTTCTATGTTTTTTTATAAATGTTTTTACATATTCTATGCCGTATTCATGGTTCACCCCTATAACTATTTCTTTTAAATAGGATAAAAGGTGATTATAAAAATATTTTCCTCCGTATATAAAATCTGGATTTTTTAAATCTAAAAATATTCTCATTTCTTGTTCGTATTCCCAATCGTTGCCCTTGTTAGTAAACCTTTTGATTTGGCTATCTGATGTTTCAAAAAGAGATTTGCCATTCCCATGAAAAATTAAAGAAGGTCTTATTTCTGAATAATTAACAACATGTATGATATTTTTTATGAGATTAGAATCATTTTTAAGCCGATCCTTGATAACAAAACACAAAATGTCTTGCGTCATTTCATATTGAGCCTTTATAACATCCATTTCAAATACTAAAACAGCACCTCTATGATGATCAGCATAATGTCCCCACATCGTAGAAGATTTGGATGTTCTACTAAAACATAGCATTCCAACAGTGTTTATTTTTTGCAGTTCTCTTTGTACGGCAAAATCTTTCTTTGATGTACATGCTCCAATATGCTCTAAAATATCGTTACATTCAGAAGGCAAAGTGGCCTTCATATATCCATTGGTAATAATAGTTTCCACTATATTCCATGGAGCGTAGTGAAACAATCTTATTTTGTGGCTCTTGTAATTGTTGAGATTGTTCTTGTTTTCCATGATAGGAATTATTTCTTCTTTAGGAATTTCCAAAGTATATTCATTTCTCCGTTCTTTTCAAATGGAAAAGGAAAAGACTGGTTCTAACATTTCTTGGACAGAGTCCATAAATACAGAGCTCCTCTATTTTAGTGCTCCTCCATCATTTTGCTTTGGCTTCTATGGTGAACAATCTGAGGTTCCATTATTATTTGACTTGTTTTCTCATGATATTCTTTTATATTTTTGGTATGAACAATGTTGTAGGAAAAATTTGTATTGTACTAATTGCAGGGGTTATTACTTTTCCTGTCTTTGGGCAGAGTATAGTTGTAAAAAGGAACTCTGAAAATATTGAGAACGATTATCAATCAACGAATAAAGAGCATCCAGCTTATAAAGAAGAAGTAGAGTGTTGCATTCTTACTCAAGAGCGCATTGAAGATACAAAAGATAAAAAGGTATTATTAGAGCAAAATGAAAAGGGTTGGATTATTATAACTGCTTTGAATAAATCAATTAATAAAAAGGCAGTTATTTATATTGCGCCAACTGATGGGCTTGGATACTCCCCTCTTTCTAAATTTATGAAAGATGTGTCAGATCATAACTCAAAATGGGAGAAATATAAAAAGCTTATGGAACGGAAAAAGTCTGCTTATGCACGTGGAGATGAAGTGGATTTAAGGTATATACCTGTATCTTCAATTCTTTCTAAGAAAAATAAACTTGAATATTTACTTTTACCTTGTTTTTTAAAATTTGGAAATAATGTAGATTCTGCATATATGGAATGTATTCGAATGAAAGATACTGGGGGCAAGATAATGGAAGTTTGCTTTACCTCTCCAAAATTCCGAAAATGGCTTAAGGAAGCTTTAAAATATCAGCTATCACTCAAAAAGTGATTTGATTATTGTTATTTTTGAAGCCTCAACTTTACTTTATTAGGTGAAGAGCTTTTAGTTTCTCTACAAGATCCACTTCGGCGACAAGCGTAATTCCGTAATCTGCCGCTTTTTTGAGTTTTGCTCCAAATGTTCCATATTTATAGCCCTTACTCGCTTTGTCGCAAACAATGAGATAGTTAGTTTCAAGCGTGATGGATTTTGAGGCAATTCCTCCCGCCTCTACAATTTTATCATACAGGAATTGCCTGGAATGACGGTCTGATTGACCTGTGATGCAGATTTTAGACCCTGGAATAATAATATCAACCGGTTGGATTTCAAAACCAGTTTTGGTGTTCATGAGCTTTAGGTCTTCGGCAAGTTGTTCATCTCCTTCCGTGTCCATTTTATAGGGACGCTTTTTCTTCTTTGGTTGTCTGTGCTCCAATCCGAAACGCTCCATGGCTTCCGCCATTACACCTGTGAAGAAAGCAGAAAGATCGGTTTCTGGATCGATAAGGCCATATTCTATTAATAGGTCAGTAGCCCGTTGGAATGGAGTTTTAAAAGAATCAGAGGAGATACGAAAAGTGGTTGAAAAACGAAATACTTTTCCAAGCTCTAACCATTCGTCTTTATCGTCATCTTCTTTGATAATAGGCGTTGAATCGTTCAAAGCTCTACGACGGTACATTTCTTCCAGCCCTTTAGCATTCACAGGGCCTAATACTTTTTCGTCCTTATAATAAAAATAGCGCATTTCTCAATAATATCCAAGCCAAGGATGAGTGCAACAAAAAAGCCCCTGGCCCGGAGGCCAAGGGATGAACAGGAGCGCTTTTCTGGGAGGATGCTACTGTACACGGCTGTAATAGCAATAAAAAACCGCCCGCGTTTCCCAACGTGGACGGCTAACGGAAAATAAAAAAGAGGATTTACCTATAACATATATCCCCGGTGCGTCAAGCTTTCTCCCACCTGTCCAGGGTTTCCACATAGATGCCGGAGATTTTGCCGCCGTCCATGGGTTCGATGTCTCCGAAGTCGGGATTAAGTGGATGTAATACGTATTCCATTTTTCCGGTTTCCGGATTTTTTTTGCGGCCGAGCTTTTTCAGAGTAACCCCTCGTTCGTCGTTGTATTCTACGATAGTTCCCACTTTAGGGATGGGAGGGATGGTGTGCTTACGCATGACCACCAGAGAGCCGTCAGGAATGACAGGCTCCATAGATTTTCCCTCCACTTGTAAGACGTATTCCCACTTACCAACAGGGCGTTCTGTTTTAATCTGATAGGGTATGTTGTCACCCGGCGTCAATGCGCCAGCAGCGATATTGCCGATGACCGGGACGGACTGATCCAGGAAAGATGCAGCTGGTAATGGTTCTACTGGGGTAAACTGCTGGCTGGGAGCTTCTGCTTTCCTTTTTTGATGCGCCCTGGCTGTGATCTGGAGGATGTGGGAAACCATATCTTCAAGATTTTTGTGCATTTCATCCGCCATGGCGCGAAGTTGCTTTTCAAAGTCTGGCGGAAGCTCAAACTCAATTTCTTCCTCTCCTGACATCAGCTTTTCAATGAGGGCGAGCTTGGCGGGAGGAATGGGGCGGTTTGTTGTAATCCAATTATCAACAGTTCTCTTGCTAACCAGAGTTTTTTCAGCAAGCCACTCACGGTTTTTGCCGATGGTTTTTAACCAGTCTTTGATGTCTTTTGCATTGAGCATGTACGCATTTTGCACAAAGCGTGCAGATTAGCAATAAAAAAATAATGCACGAAATCTCAAAAAGCGTGTTTTCGAGTTGACCAAATCGCACATTTCGTGCTTTATTGAGTTATTAACAGCACGCAAGACGCGAATATGATCATCAACCTGAAAAAAGAAACGCAAGAAGTGCGGGAGTGGTTCCGGGAGGCGCAGGCCGCTACAGGCTTGAGCGGCCGGGCTCTCGTTATCGGAGCCATCATGGATTTCCGCCAGAAGGCAAAAGACCGTAGTCTACAGCCTCGAAAGAAGAACCCCGAACCCAAGAAGCCCGCAGCCTAATGGAAGAAGCCCTGATTGACGAATTTATCCGACTCGGTTGGCACGAACTTTAATCTGCTCTGTGACAATGAATCCATATGTGACATTGCAACGGCTACGGCGGCCAATCCTTCATGGGCCCTATATGGGGATGGAGGAAACCATTACCAACACGGACTGCAACATGCCGTTCCTGTGCTATTTTTGCGGGCGGGAACCCGGCAGGGGCGCTTACTGGTCCATTATCGAAGACCACAAAGGGAATGCGTATTGCTGCCGTTGCCTGTGCGCTTCCTGTGCCCGTGAACACATCAATGGTATTCCGGACAGGGCAGGGAAGAGCCCCTATCAGTCCCTTGATCCCCGGAAGGAACTTCGCCTCCTGCAAGTCCGCAAGAATAGAGACAGGGCACGCCGGCACCAGACCGTGGCGCATCTGCTCTTTTGGCTGGTAATCGCTTCTGCCTGTGTGGCTGTGGCGGCCTTCATCGTCTGCGCCTCTTACACAATAACAAAAATCGTCTTAGGATAATGGACGCCAATGATCAACGTTTGATAGAAGGATTGTTTGCCCGCATTGACCGCCTGGTTGCGATCATGGAGGGGAAATATTGCCCTGAAACAAGCGGTGAAACCTGGCTGCGTGCGGAAGAGCTTCTCAAACTGCCCCAGTTCCGGCATCGCAAGGGCCGCGTATGGCTCTATGAACTGGCGAAGACGTCACCGGATATCATGAAAAAGGACTGTCTGCCGCATCAAAAGCGGGGCGCCACCCTCTGGTGCGTGGAACGTATTTCCAAGACCATGAAAGAGAATACCGCAAAAATCTTTTCCAACACCCCCTTCCAACTACCAGAAAGCAAAAAGGCCGGGGCCAGCAGGAACTGACGCCCGACCTGAATACAATAAACAAGACAATAATATGAACCTATTACAAAACATCAAGCGCGGAGTGCAGCAGCGTCCGCAGCGTGTCATCATCTACGGGCCGGAAGGCGTGGGAAAATCCACGCTGGCGGCCGGGCTGCCCGCTCCTGTTCTGCTGGACACGGAACAGGGATCTTCCCACATCGACGTTGCCCGGCTGGACTGCCGGAGCTACGGAGACGTGATCAATGCGATAGAAGAATTGACGCAGGGCGGGCACGAATTCCGGACGGTCATCATTGATTCCATAGACTGGTGCGAGCGTTTGTTTGTGAACGCCTTCATCAGGGAACACAATAAGCGGGCCAACGCCTCCCTGAAATCCATTGAAGATTTTGGATACGGCAAGGGGTACAAGATGATCGAACCTGTAGCCATGGACCTCTTGACACGCCTCAACGCATTAATGGGGGCGGGTATGAATGTGGTGCTGGTGGGACACTCCCGCCGCGTCAAATTTGAAATGCCGGAAACAGCCGGCGCCTACGACAAACACGAACTGAACCTCTCCAAATTTGTCGCGCCGCTGGTCAAGGAATGGGCTGACGCCATGCTCTTCTGCAACTTCGTCGTAACGGTCCAGGACGGCAAGGGACATGGAGGAAACCAACGCATGGTCTACACCTCTCCTTCCGCCCCGTGGGAAGCCAAAAACCGGCACGGGATGCCCGCGGTGATGGCGATGGACGCCGGGGAAATCTCACGCCTGCTGTTTGGAGCGGGCTGCGGATCTGCCAATGCCCCGGCGAATGATGCCCCTGCGGCAAACAATGGACAGGCGCCGCCTCCGGCCGCATCCGCGGGAGATCGTCAGGCGGATGCCCTAGCCGCGGTGATTGACCACGCAAAAGACGCCCTCGCCTTCATGATCAGCCGCGGAATCATTACTGCCGGACAAGGGCTGGAAGAAGTCCCGGCGGAATATGCCGCCCGGATTTTGAAAACTCCCGCCCGGTTCAATAACTCCGTAAAAGAATTCATGGAAGGAGGGGCGTGCCGATGAAACCCGTCACCTGCATCAACGTCGCCCGCGAAACCGGGCATGCCGTCCTCTCCCTGGACGGAGCGGAATACGCCGTCAGCCTGGACGACCTGCAAAAAATCCTCGCTGACATTGCCGGGCCCCGTCCGGCCCCGGCCACGGAACTATTGAGGCCGTCCCTGCTCCCCAAGCTGGCGCAATGCCCCTGCTACGTCTCCTCCCCCGACGCGGGAGAAGCGGCCCAGCGGGGAACCCGGATGGACGCCGCCTTCCGGGCCCTGCTCATGGGCGTGGACGAATTCAGGGCGTGTGAACACCTGAAAGCCGATGAAAAAGAATCCATCCTCTGGGCGGTGAAAACGGTCCGGACGCTCTGCTCCGGGGAAGAAGTCATTGCCGACAAAAACCGCTGCGCCTTCCCGCAATGGCACCCCCGCGTGACAGGCGGGGAAGCGGACTGCCTCTGTCCCGCGCTGGGCAAACTCTTCGACCTCAAAAGCGGCCAAATCCGCAACTACTGGGAACAGCAGGCCTCTTACGCGAAATCCTTCATGGAACGGGAATTCATGGATGAAATCACCTGCCACCTCCTCTACTGCGACCAGCAGCAAATCGTCACCCGGAAATTCACCTACCGGGAAGCCATCTCCATCGTCAACGGCGTGGTGGACGCCGTGGACCGCGGCGGCGGGCCGCGCCTCTGCGACTACTGCGGCTGGTGCGCCTCGCAGGACACCTGCCCGCTGCGGAACCGGGCGGCGCAGGAAATGCTGACCCTGGCGGAAGCCGGAACGCTGGAAGCGAGCTTCGCCGAAATCGCGGAAAACCCGTCCAGGCTGGCGGAATTCGTCACCAAGGCGGCTGTGCTGGAAAGTTACGTCAAAAAGGGAAAAGAAAAAATCCTCGACTACCTCAACAACGGCACGGAAGTCCCCGGATTCAGGCGCGTCTCCCGGAAAGGCACGGACACCGTCGCTCCGGAAGACGTCGCCAAATACGCCACCTGGATTGGCGTCCCGAAACTCCTGAAATCCTATGGCCCGCTCAAGGCGGACATCTTCCGCGCCTTGTTCGCGGAAGCATTGCCGGAACAACAATTCCCGGAAGAACTGGTCAGGACGGGGGCCGGCTCCTCCTACGTTAAAAAAATCTCCGTCTCCAAAACCGCAACCACCAAATAACCATTATGTTCAGTTACATATCAGAAGGCGAGCCCAGCGAATACGGATTTCTCCCCGCGGGCGTCTACGAAGGAAAAATCGTCAAAATGGAAGAAGGAATCTCCCAAGGCGCCAAAACGCGGGGATGCCCGCAGCTGGCCGTCCACATCAGAGCCTTCGGCCCTGAAGGGGCGGCGACGGTCCGTTACTACCTGACCGCCTCGAAAGACCTGGCCTGGAAAATCGACCTGTTCGTCAAAAACGTCACCGGGAACGTCTACCAACCCGGCCAGCAGGTCATCATCAACCCGGCGGAATACCTCGGCAAACCCTGCTACGTCCGGCTCAGCGTCAGACAGGGAGACAAGCCCAGGGCGGACGGGACTTATCCCGAATTCAGCAACTGCGAAGACGTGCTGGGGCCGGACGAAGCCCGGGCCATCATGGCGGCTCAGGACAGGGCAGCGGCAGGGCGCGGCGGAGCGTCCCTGCCTCCGCGCCCGGCGGACCTGCCGGCCAACAACCACATGAGCGCCACGGCGGGACCGCCGGCGGAAGAAGACGAAATCCCCTTCTAATCAACAGCCATGAACAACTGTGTACTGGGTCTTGATCTGTCGCTAACCGCTACAGGGTGGGCTCTGGTGTGGGATGGTTCCCCTAAATGGGGCGTCATCAAATCCAGGAACAGGAGCGTTAAACGTCTCTCTGAAATCCGCAATGCGGTGCTGGACATCATCAACCAAACACAGCCTTCCCTTGCTGTTATTGAGGGGTATTCCTATGGATCTTCCCAGGGCATGGCCGGGCTGGCGGAATTGGGCGGCGTTATTCGCCTCCTGCTCCTGGACATGGGAATACCTTTCATCGTTGTTGCACCTGCCACCAATAAGAAATTTGCAACGGGGAAGGGCAATGCGGAAAAGGATTTGATGCTCAAACGCGTTTTTCAGCATTGGGCGGCGGATATGAGCAATAATAACGAGGCGGACGCTTTTGCCCTGGCCCAGTTTGGCCGCTGCTACCTCAACCAGGAGGGCTTTTGTGATTATCAAACAAAAACCGTTGAAACCTACAAAAGAAAGGAACTCGGAAAATGAGCCCGGAAGAAAGAGAGAAAAAACGGCTCTGGATGGAGGAATACAACCGCAGAAGAAAAGCCTCTGTCACCAAAACCGCACAGGCCGATCTGGATGACCTCAACGCCATTTGCGGCACCTGCTTCCGGATCGGACAGCAAATAACGGCTATGGGCGTTAGAGGCACCGTTTCCGGTGCTCTGAAAGGCGGGTATCTCCTGGTTAAGCACAAGAAGAGAACTTACCACATTAACCCACATGACGCCTACCCCGTGATCAACCTGTCCGGCACCGTCACTTTTGACGACTGGACCATGGGTCCGAACGGAAAACTTAAAATCAAGAAAGGATAAATTAAAATGAACAATGTCTATTGCGATAAACCCGGCCATGGCATTTACCCGCTCCGGGCTTGTGAAAAAGACGGGAAAATTTTTGTGGACATGGATTCTTGCACGGAATGCGGTCCGCAGAAAATGGAAGAAGAAGAGGTATATCAGTCCTTTTTGGATAGACTGCGTATCCTTTCCAATCAGCTGGACAGCCTGAAATGGGATCTGGACGGATTAAAGGATGATAGCGAGTCATTAAAGGATGACGTGGATGAACTGATTAAAGACTATGAAAAAGAAAACGCCTAAATGCCCTCTTTGCGGCACACCTTTGAAAGCCATACGAGGATATGATGTCCATGGGATAACAACCGATTGGGTTGCTGGTTGCTACAACTGCTTCTTCCAGAGTTCCCATTTTTGGAAAACCAAGAAAGCGTGCATTGAAGATATGGATAGGCTTGTTTCTTTGTTTCCTCCCATCATGAGGGTCTGGCCGGGGGACAAGCTCGTGTATAGTGGCAGTATTTATCCCGTTACGATTGTCTCTCAAGACCTTGATTTATGCAAAATAACCGTTCGCGACTACGCAGGAGACTCTTTCATCATTTACTGTGATGAGGTGGAGCAATGGCCGTGGGAGATTGAGCAGAAAGGAGGAAGCAATGATATTTGATATTGCGCAACTTATAGTTGTTTTAGTATCCATTTTCTCATTTGGGTATTACCTCTATTTAGCGGGCCAATACAAAGGATTTCTTAAAGCGATTGAAGTCTACTTAAAATATGAGGAAAAAGAAAATGAAAATGACGCCTGAACAGAAAGCTTTTTTTGAGTACGGGGAACTGTTTCAGCTCTGGAAGGATGCCCGTAGGTGTGTCTTCTGGCATGAAGAGTCCCATGAAGATATACGCCGGGAAATAGTCCAAAAGGTCTGGCAGAAGCGGGCCGAGTGTAGGGCGTGGGTGCCGCTGGAACGAAGAGAGTGCAAGACTTGCCGTTATTTAGGATACAACTGCCCTCATACTGACTGCATCCCCGGCATTCATCTTGAGGATTTTTGCTACTGGGAGCCGAAAAGGAGGGAGAATGAACAGGTATCACCGAAAATGGCTTCGGATATTTCGTCGTCGTGAAAATGCGTTTCTCCGTCGCGTTTTCTTTAGGGACGGAGAGCATGAACATGGAAAAAGGTATGAGACCATGCGAAAAGCGGCCCGAAGACTTAATGCGCTCCGCATGAGGCATGTATGGAATAAGCCGTGGATTCCTATTGATGACAAGGGGAGGGCTCTGAAATACACGGCGGACGCCGCGGGGGAGAACACGGATGTGAATCCGCATAACTCGCTGGAAAACGCACCCGCCCAGGTGGGGGAAACCCTGGCGGACGGAAAGGAGGGGGAATGAAAGCCATTCTTGACGCCTGCTGCGGCTCCCGCATGTTCTGGTTTGACCGCCGCCATCCTGACGTGGTGTTCATGGACCGCCGGGAGGAAACGCACACGCTTTGCGACGGGCGAACCCTGGAAATCAAGCCGGACGTCGTCGGAGACTTCCGGGCCATGCCTTTCAGCGACGGGGCGTTTCGCCTTGTCGTGTTCGACCCTCCGCACCTGATTCACGCCGGGGAATCGTCCTGGCTGGCCAAGAAATACGGAAAACTGGACAGGGAGACTTGGCAGGAGGATTTGAAGGCCGGATTCCAGGAGTGTTTCCGGGTTTTGGAACCGGGCGGCGTTCTGGTGTTCAAATGGTGTGAGGATCAGGTCAGCACGGCAGAAGTGTTGAAGCTGGCCAGCCATGAACCTTTGTTCGGACACCGCCGCGGGAAGACCGTCTTCCTGGTCTTTATGAAATCTACAACCCCCAACTGACACTTTTTTGATATGCCAAATAGAATAATCAGAGAAGGGATTTTAACCAGCGAAGCGGTTAATTCTCTGAGCTGGGAAGCGGAGGTATTTTTCCGCCGCTTGCTCTCCGTTGTAGACGACTTTGGACGTTTTGACGCCCGTTCGTCTGTTCTACGCTCTGCCCTGTACCCCTTGAAACTCGACTCCATGAGGGAGGATTCCGTTCAACGTTGCCTCAAATCCTGTGAGGCAGCCCGGCTCGTCGTCCTGTACTCCATCGAGGGAAAAGAATATCTGGAAGTGACCAACTTCCGGCAACAGGTACGGAGCAAGAAAAGCAAATACCCTGCGCCTGATGCACATATGCGCAGCACATGCTTAGCAGATGCGCAGCATATGCACACTAAGACGGAGTCGGAGACGAAGACGAATAATACCCCCTCTACCCCCCTTCCGTGCACCGTGGAAGAAGTCGAAGACCATCTTCGGGCCGCGGCCTTTGCGGGGCGTGTGCGTTTAACCCCCGACCAGATACCGGACTGCGCCACAGCCTACTGGGGAAGCCGGGATGCCGTCAACTGGACCCGCAACGGCATCCCCGTGACCAAATGGCAATCCGACGCCATCAGCTTCGCCACCTCCTACGCCGTCAATCATCCGGTACAGCCGGGAACAGACAAAGACCCTTACAGCAACCTTGAAGAACTTTAACAATCAACAATTTCAAAAAATATGATCGACTCTCAAACACTCATTGACGCTGAAAAACTGGTGCTCTCCCAGGCAATGGACGGCTCCCAGGCCTTTGCGGACCTCCGGGACAAGGGCATCAGCCGCCAGACATTCAGCCTCCCGGCGCACCAGCAAATCTGGACCGCCCTGGAAACCGTCGCCGGCACGGGAGGAACCGTGGACGCCCTCACCGTCATCGCCCGCCTTGAAGCCCAGGGCCAGCTTGACGCCGTGGGAGGGCACGCCGGAGTCGTGGAGACGGCCACCTACGGAGCCCTTGCCCGGTACAAAACCGCCGCCGCCCTGGAAATGGTCACGGAAGCTGCCAAAAAACATGCGCTGCTCGCGTTTGCCTCCCGGATGGCGGAAGCCGCCGGCGATCAGCTCAAAAGCGCGGAAGAAGCCCTTGATGAAGCCGAGCGCGGCATGTCCGCCCTGCGGGACCGGTGCGGCGTCCGCCAAACCGAAACCATCCGCGGAGCCGTGGGAACCATCATTGAAAACCTGCAATGGCGCATGAACAACCCCGGCGCCATCAAAGGAATATCCTCCGGATACCGCCGCCTGGACCTGACCCTGGACGGCCTGCAGCCCGGCGCCATGATCGTGCTTGCCGCCCGGCCCGGAGTCGGGAAAACCGCCGCCCTGGTCAACATCCTCACCAACATCTGCCTTGAGGGAACCCCCGTGGGCATGTTCAGCCTGGAAATGCCGAAATCCCAGCTCCTGGAACGCATCCTCTACGGCATGGCCGGCATCAACTCCGACGACATCCGCCGCGGCAAGCCGATGACGGTCGGACAGCAGCAGCATTTCACGGCCGCCGTCAGGAAAATCACGGCCGCCCCGCTGCACATCGACGACGAAAGCTCCCTCACCATCGACAGCATCAGAGCCCGGGGCCGCCGGATGGTCCGGGAACACGGCGTCAAATGCATCGGCGTGGACTACCTGCAGCTGGTGCGCTCCACGACCCAGCAGGCCCGGGGAAGCCGGGAACGGGAAGTCTCGGAAATCTCCGCCGGCCTCAAATCCCTGGCCAAGGAACTCAATATTCCCGTCCTGGTGCTGGCCCAGCTCAACCGCGACGTGGAAAAAAGAGCCGGGAACGCCCAGGGCAAACCGGTCGTTTCCGACCTGCGCGACTCCGGCTCCATTGAGCAGGACGCCGACCAGATCATCATGATCCACCGCCCCTACATGTACAAGCCCGACAAGCACGACCCCACGGAAGCGCAGTGGATCATCGGCAAAAACCGCTTCGGACGGCTGGGGCGTATTCAATTCCGCTGGACCGCGGAACTCACAAAATACGAGGAAGAACAGAATTATCCCGTCACCAACAAATGAGACCCCCCAAACCATCCCTGCGAAAAAACAAGCCGACGCGGCGAGGAAAGCCCGGATCCTACAAACTGCGCTTAACGCTTCTGGTGGATCCCAGAAAGAAAGGCAAACTTGTCGAGCTGGGACTTGGTACTAACGACAGACAGGAAGCCGAAGAACGCGCCAACAGCATTATCAATGCTCTGGAATCCGCCGGACTCTACCGTCTTCCCGCCGTCCGCATTCTGGAACATCACGTAGCCCAATTTGGCAAGATTGAACCTCCCCCCTTTGAACATCCAGAATTGCCTCTATGGTAACACCCCTGGAAAAATTCCTGGCAAAACATCCCACACCCTCCGGCATGGATTCAAAGGAATGGGCTGCTCTGAACGCTGCCATGAAGGAAAACAAGTTTTTCTCTTCCAAGGTGGAGAATATCAGATTGCTGGAACGGCTGCACAGGTTGATTAAGAATTATCTGACAGGAGAAAAGGAGACTTTACCCAATGGGGAAACGGTTATCAAGGTAGGAAGCGCCGCGGACTTTTCCAACCAGGCACTTCAATGGCTCCAAACCGAGGGGCTTGTTCCACCGGACGCCGAAGGCCCGAAGTATCACAACGATATTAAAAACATCGGTGCTCTGGCCCGTCTGAAGCTCATTTTCAAGACCAACGTCCGGCAAAGCATTGGGGCTGCTCAATGGGAGGCATCCATGAAACCGGCCAATCTCAAAGCATGGTCTGCTTTCCGGTTCATCCGCTTTCCGGGAGCCAAGACAAAGCGGCTTGTTCATGTCGTCAACGAAGATGCTGTCCGGCTTAAAACCGACTTTACTTTTTGGGCAGACGAAATGAACGCCGCCAGCCTCGGGGGCTTTGAGGTCCCCTGGCCGCCGTTCGGCTTCAACTCCTACATGGATCAGGAGCCTGTTTCCCGGGAAGAATGCGAACGGCTGGGACTACTCAAACCCGGGGAGCCGTTGAAGCGTCCAAGGGGTGCGGAGCGCTTCGGGATTGACCTGATTGAACGGTACGGGTACGGCAAGAAGGCCAGTACGGCGAAGTTGCCGGAGGAACTGAGGGCCAAATTGAAAAAGGTCTATGAAGACCGCTGGGGAGTCAAACAGGACAAATCTGATGAGGTTGTCTTTCCCTCACAGGAAGTGGCGAAAAAGGCCAGGGAAACGGCGGAGAAAGTCATCAAGGTTCCCTCTGCTCCCATTCCTGCGCCAGTCTCAGCCGTCACGCACACGGTCAGCCTGGGAGATGTCCCCAAGGTGAAGATGCCTGCCCCGTTGACGGATAAGGAAGCTGATGACCTTTTGCGAAGCGTTACCGGGGAAGTGTGGGCAAAGGCATCCAGACTGGAAAAGAACGCTTTGTTTTCCTACACCGGAAATGGATATGCCCGCATCAACAACGATTTGAGGAAGGGGAAGTCCAACGCCAAGGCGAAACAGATCGCCAAAGTCATTGACAGATGCAAAGTGCCTCAAGACATGGTTGTTTTCCGTGGCTGTGGGGTTTACAAGGAATTGAAAGACGCTTTGAACTGGAAAGGAGAAGAAATAACAGACGAGCTGGTTGATATGCTCAATCTCTCCGTAGTGGGAAACCCTCTCAAAGACGAAGGTTTCATGTCTGCTGCCGTAGCGGAGGGGAAAGGATTCATGAACCGTCCCGTGTTGTTCAGAATTCTCCTGAAGAAGAAAACCCGTGCCATTTATGCAGAGCCCTTTTCCAGATTCGGGGCAGGGGCCGGTAAGGACTGGGACGGCCTTAGCCCGCAAACCTATTTTAGCAGTGAAGATGAAATCATCATCCAGAAGGGAGGAACCCTCAAATTTCTCCAATTCCATAATCAGAACGGGAAATTGATCATTGACTGTGAATTGATACAATAATGATATGAAAGAAGAAACATCACCAGCGCACAAGAGAATTTGGGAGTCTGATTTCAAAGGATGCAAAACATCCCACCCTCTCCTGATGAAATGCCTTTTGTGCTCCAAGAAGAAGCTCAACCCGGGTAGTATGGAATGTAGCGCTTATGAGCGTAAACCTGATAGTATCCTCTACGATAACGCGGACTGCCCCAGCTTTGAACGCTGTATTGACGCGGAAGGGCTGCGCTGGATTGAAGGATATGTGAAACTCTCCGGAAAGGCGTACGTTCCCCGCCAGGACGATATACCTCCGGCAGGGTGGGAAAAAATCAACAAGGAGTATGCGAAATGAAGAAAGAGAGGACCGGGAAGAAGGGAAATGTTTCCAGGTATAGCGCTGCCCTCTCTGAACGCATTTGCGGTCATATACGTTGCGGGGATAGTCTGAGGAAGGCTGCCGAAAAGGAAGGCATTCCCCATCCCACGGTGATGAATTGGGCCAGAGAGAACGCGGATTTTGCAAACCAATACGCGCGCGCGTGCGAGGAACGGCTTGCCGCCCTAGAAGACAAGTTGCTTGACCTTGTGGAGAAAGGGCATGAAGTGGCCCCACGTGCCGAAATAGGGGGAACCATGTTGCAGGCGGTCAAGTTGGAAATAGACACACTCAAATGGATGCTTGCCAAGCTGATGCCGAAGAAGTACGGAGACCGTGCGGCGTTGGCTCTGGAAGGTGGAGAAAAAAACGTAGAGGTGACCCATAAACTTCCAGCAGAAGCAATCGTTCCGTTAGTGACAGCCTTGAGAGAAATATGGTCCGAAGAGGAAGAAAGCTAGGGGCTCCGGTCAGGCCGGAAGACTCTCCCGTCATCTTTGCCGCCCTGATTCTGGGGGAAACAGGGCTGTACAAATGGCAGATGCGGGCCCTTGAAAGGGCTGCCCGGGGAAAGCGGGTTGCCCTGCGCGCTGCTAATGGTTCCGGCAAGACGGACAAGGTAATTGGTATCCTTGCCCTATGGTTTCTCTGGCGCTACCCCCGTGGGCGTATGCCTATTACGTCCGGCTCATGGCGCCAGGTAAAAAACCAGCTCTGGCCTGCCCTGGAACGGCACCGGAACAACCCATCCCTTGCGGGCTGGAAATGGCTCAAGAATTGCCGCGTGGAAACGCCGGAAGGGGGATTCATCGAAGGCTTTTCCACCAACCACGCCGGGAAGGCGGAAGGCTGGCACGGGCGTGTGACGGACGAATTCAAGGATGAGCGGAAGGAACAGGATGAGGAAGACCCCCGCAGCGAGAAGAAAGCCCGTCTGTTTGACGTTGACGAGTTTACCGGAGATGATCCTTCCTCCCCCGTGTTTTTCGTGGTGGACGAGGCAAAGACGGTTCCTGATGAAATCTTTGACGCCATTGAACGATGTACGCTTCAATTCTGCATCTACCTTTCATCCCCAGGCAAGCCGGAAGGGCAATTTTATCGCTGTTTCCACGAGGAAAAAGACCTCTTCTGTCCGATGGTGGTAACGGCCTTTGATTGCCCCCATATCTCCCAGGAGCGCATTGACCGCATTCTGGCCCGTGTGGGGGGTAATGAGGATGATTCCTATTTCCGTTCCGTCGTGCTGGCGGAATTCACGCTGGAAGGAGATTTGTACATCATTGACCCTGGAAAACTGGAATGGGGTCAGCGGCAGCCCTACGAGCCGCGCAGGGGGCGCCCCGTGGCCTTCCTGGACATTGCCGCGGGCGGGGATGAAACAGTCCTTGCCATCTGCGACGGAAACGAAGCCTGGATTGAATACGCGGAACGACAGCGGGACACGGTGCAGAGTGTCCGCAAGTGCATTGCCACCCTCAAGGGGCTGGGCATTGCGGATTGTGATTTGTGGGTGGACGCTCCGGGCATGGGCCTGGCTGTCATCAGCGATTTTAATGAATCAGGTTGGTATCCGAATGAGTTCTTTGGGAACAACCCTCCGGAAGACCGCGACCGCTACATCAATCTCTCGGCGGAATGCTGGAATGACGCCGGACTGGAACTCATGACCGGGCGAGTGCATATCAGGTCCAGGCGGCCGGACAAGACGCTTTTCGTGCAGTTGACTACCCGGAAGAAAGAATATGCGGACGATTCCAGGCTCAGGAACGAGAAGAAGGAGAAAATGAAGGCTCGCAACCTGTCTTCTCCTGATCGCGCGGACGCCTTGCTGGGGGCTATATGGGCTTCCTTTCGTGGATCTTCCGGAGTTTGGACAGGAGAGGGCAACAGGCCTATTGTGGGCAAGAGTCAGCACGCCGTCAAACATACGGGGAAATTTTATCCCATTTAGGACTGTTCGTAGCCCATTTTGACATTGTTGTACCCTCCCTCACGTTGGGGCGATAATGCGTGCATGAGGCAAGCCGCCAACTACAACGTACACGCCACGGAATCCCTGCCGCAGTCTCTTGCGCTGCATTTTATTTCTCCTTCCGGTGAGGATATGGACATCAGCGGCATGACGCTACGCGGCGCGGTGGTACAGGATGGGGTGATCATGCTGGACTGTGCCGTTACGGGGGTGAGTACGGCATTGGTGACATGGCCGAGGCTGGCCGCCGGATGCGGCGCATATGATATTTTTCTGACCGACGCATCGGGCAAAGAATACCCCTTGTTGAAGGGAGCCGTGCATGTAATGTCCCGCGTTACGCCTCCGGACGGAACGAATGAGGCCGCGGCCGTGGCCGGTGCTCTTGATGTCTCCATCCCCGAAACGGAAGACGGCTCCGTAACCATTGTGGAAAACCCGTCCATTGTGGTCGAGGAACTTGTACGACAGGCCGAAGCGGCCCGGGATGAAGCAACGCGGCTTGTGGAAACGCTGGAAGGACAGGTGGAAAGCGGGGAATTGGTCAATGAGGCTGTAGCAAATAAATTGCCGGGAGCTCTCAAGGAGGCGGGCGTGGAATTGGCCGCGGCAACCGGGCAATCCTCCTTGTCCAGCGGGGACGCCGCCGACACCTGGACCATCGTCGGAGGCTATGCAATGACCTGGGGAGACGAGATTCTGGCCGGGCATCTGCCCGACAGCTGCCGCCTGAAAAGCATTTCAACCGTGTATTTTTTTGAAACCCCGGCCGCTAATCAATATTGCCTGCGTGTCTGGAGGCTGACGGACGGAGCTTACAGCCTGATTGGGACCTCCGCCTATGTGTCCAACCTGTCCAGCGGCCAGACGGCCACGTGGGTATTTACGCCGGGCGTTACATTGCAGCGCGGAGACAAAATCATCATCCAGGTGTGCGAGGGGACGGAGATGACGCCCTACGCGCTGGGCATGCACGCTGTCCTGACCCCTTCCGTCCCCGGACGCGGTTTGATCACGGAGGTGTCCAACCCGCCCGCCGTGAATGGTACGATGGCTCCCTTGATGACCGTGGTGGTGGACTATGACGACGGCATCACCCTGGGAGGAATGGAGCTGGCCACCGCGCGACAACTGGACAGCCTGGGGCGGGATGTGCGCCAATCTTCCGCGACCGCCGAGGCTGCGGCGCGGACGGCTGGCCAGTCCGCCGCCACCGCGTCCACGGATGCCGATAATGCCGCAACATCTGCCACCAGTGCAGCCAACTCTGCCACGGCGGCCCAGCAGGCTCTGGCGGCCATACCTCAAGTAGATGATGCAGGCAACATGACGTTGGACGGCAATATCACCGCGGCGGGAGGCACGTTTGACGGGGCCGTCAACGCCAATGGAGGTATCAACATCCCGCTTGCCGCGGGGGCGCTGACCGATATGTCAGCGGTCAACCGCCTTTACGCCGCCGGGCTGGCTGCCGTAACTGATGCTTTTTCCGTCAGGTGTTATCCGCTCCCGGCGAATTGCTCGTCTTCCAACGGGACGGTTTTCAAAACAGACAAGGAACCCAATTCCCTTTATTTCAACGTCCCGGCTAATTCCGCCTTTACCGTGAAATGCGGCCTCGTGACCAACGCGAGGCCCATGCACAATTATTCCAGCATCCGGGGGTGGGTGGCTCCGGTGCGCCTTCCGGCTGTCAGCGCTAAATTCACGGCCAGGTTCGGCCAGATGAAAACGGTCGTGCGCATGGGAAGGGACAGGGACGCATTTACGCTGGTGCCGGAT